CTAAATTAGCACCTGCATTGTCTTTGGAAAATGACCCAGATACTTATATTATAACTTTTGATGATGATATTATACCTCGTCGCAGACTAGTTGAAACATTACGTAAAAAAATTATAGAACATCCAGAAACATGTTTAGGATTTTCTGGAGGGTGTAAAGGAAATTTTCCGTTTTTTTTTCAGCTCATTTTTGATAATAAAAACGATACTTATGTAGATTGGATACAAGGTGTTCATGTTGTAGCTTATAAAAGATCATTTTTTAATGGGATAGATGATCTAGTTTCTTTCGGAGATGATACACCATTAAAGGAAAAACTTGTTTTTAATGATGATCACCGTATTTCAGGTTATTTAGCTAGCAAAAATATACCTAGGATGTCGATTGGACATAATATAAAAGATTTTTTGTATAAACAAAAAGAAAGTCAAACAGATGCTCTTTCAAAAAGACATGCTTCTTTGATACAAGAACATTATAATATTATTAAATACTTTAGCGAAATTGGTTTATATCATCTAAATAGCTGTATATATCGTTCTTTATTTTTTTTATCTATAATAATATTTGGTTCTGGAATAATAGCGTTTTATTTAACAAAGGGTTACTCTCTTTATATTCGTGTTATTTTTTCTATTCTCATTATTATTATTACAGCATGTTGTATTAGAAATAAATTAGCTTTAGCTGAAGAACCATCAATTACATAAAATAATCGAAACAGTTGCTAACCCGTTTAAAACTATCTTATAATTTATATTATTAGAAATTTTCTAAAAATATAGTTTGAATTTCTTAGATGCGGTCATAAAAATGTTAACACACAAATCTTTTTGGTGAAATGGATCAAAATATAACTATGCTTTTTATGTTAAAGTTTATATAAATTATTATTTATTAGTAAATTTTTAATAAATATTCTTATTTTAAACTGAAACAACCCTAATATATTTCTAAATTGCATTAATTATGTATATAAAATCTAATGGAAAATCTAAAAATAAAATATATATTTGATTCTCTAATTCTAAAAATATTTATTTGTAAAATATCATTTTACAAATTTTTATCAACTCTTCATTCTTGATACATATTTGTTAGATTTCGTAAAAGAGATATCGATTGTTTTAAAATAATATTTTAAAATATTTAATAATATAAAAAATGAAAATTTGGGAAAAAAAATTAAGTAAAAAATATGGAAAATATTATTTGTATAATAGAAAAACAGGTGAATCTATATGGCCTTCAAAATTAAGAGGTGGAGTAAATGATGATTTAAGTGATTCATCTTCAGAACTTGGAGAAACAAATCAATCAGATGCAACTCTGGAATATACGACAGAAACAACTATCCCACCATCTTCTATTAAGTCGGTGAGAGAGATACCTAATCTACGAGATGTTTTTAGACATCAGATCACAGGTCTTCGGTATAATGAAAAGAAGCCAGACATTCTTATGCCGCCGAGTAGAGAACCTGCTTTGAATTTTAAAGTAAATCCTATAGAACAAGAAAAGGTAGAACGCAAACTTATAGAAGATGCCAAAAAAATTGAAGAAGAACGCAATGTTATGCTTCATAAGCGAGTCGTCCACAAAAGAATCGCAGAAGAACGCAAAAGAATGGCAGATCTTGATGCACAAAAGATTAAGCTTTTACAAGAGCAGATTAAGCTTTTGCAAGAGCAGCTTAAAGTTGCGCAAGAGGAGATAACAGGAAATAAAAAAGTGAGAGAACAAGAACTTAATATGATATTGACAAAGTATAAGCGAGATATTCAACTTGTGATGGATGAAGTTGCTGGATCGTGCTCTGGTCATCTTCATCATGGTCGTGGGCAATTGAATTATCAACCACTCAACCTTCTCATAGAAGATTGGCTTCATCCGCTCGGAAAAGGCACGAAAAGGGTAGTGGCGGGAACGCCTGCACCAGGAGGTACAGACGCGTATTGGATACATCTAGCTGCGATGGGGCAAGAAAGAGGCATTAAAACCATAACTCTCACATAGGGCTGGCTTTGCAACAAGTTGCGTTGTTCTTACGGAAAACATTTTTTGAAACTTCATTGTTACAATATTAATAACACATATTAATGATGCATAATTTAAACTTAGTTTATTTAATAAAAAAATAGCAAAACTTACAGGAAAGAATTGTGATAGACAGCCAAGTGATTTATCTATCAATCACGGAAGAATTGTTAATAGAATATTTATTAAAAAATAAAAGTATTGTTGCTTTTATTTTTTGTTATCAAAAACCTTTTCTAATTCAAAAAGTCGGAGGCGGAGGAGGAAAATAAAAAGATAATTCAAAGAAAATTTTCTACGAATTTTTCAAATTATTTAGACAACAAAAAGATTTTTCCTCTTCCTTTTTAAAAGATTTTGATCCGTCGAACTTTTAAAAAGGAAGAGGAAAAATCTTTTTTTTTGGAGAAATGGTTTTTAAAAAGAGTCTTACACACACACATTTCAATTTTTTAAAAAAAAAGTTATAAAAATCACTTTTATCAGAGAATTTTGTAATAGATTTTTCTTTTTTTGTCTTTTTTTGTCTTTTTTTCTCTTTTTTAAAGAAAGTGATATTTATCAAAGAAAGATCAAATTTTTATTATTACTTAAAAATATAGAGGGTCAAAAATAAAATAGGATGGAGCAATGTAAGTTTTGTTCTAACATATTTGGAGATAAAAAAATGCTACGTCGTCACCAAAAAAATACACAATATTGTTTAAAAATACAAGATTTAGCTTTAGCTAAATCTCTTGAAGAAGCTAAAATCAAAGAAATAGAAGAGAATAAAGCCAAACAGATAAAAGAAGATGAAGAACTAGTTTTAAAAGAAAAGGCTAAAGAATTAACTTGTCGATTTTGCATTAAGGAATTCAAAACCAAATATCTCTTAAATAATCATCAAAAGCAAGCAAAATACTGTCTCAAAATACAAGAATCTCAAAATTCTGAAGAAATTATCTCGTCTTTAGTTACTTGTAAATTTTGTTTTAAAAATTTTTCACCTGGAAATTTTTCTAGACACGACGCAATATGCAAGAAAAAAAATAAATATCTGATTGATGAAAATAACAGATTAAAATCCGAAAAGGAACAAGAAATCTCTATTTTGAAAATGAAATCTGAAAAAGATCTAGAAATACTTATACTAAAAATGAAATCAGAGAAAGAAAGAGATGAAAAAGAAATATATAAGTCAGCAGCAGAAAGAGCACAGGCAACAAATGACGAAATAGCCAAAAAACCGACTTATCAGAAAATCAGCACAAAAAACATTCAAAACAATTTAATGTTATCAAGTCTTACTCCTCTTGATTTAGATCAGTCTCGGGTTAATACTATAATAGATGAAAAATATACTAAGAATGATTTTTATGAAGGTCAGAAAGGAGCGGCTCATGTAATTCACAAGTATCTTGCCACAGATTCAGAAGGTAAATCTCAAATAGTTTGTACTGATACAGAACGTGGTACATTCCATCATATTGATGTTAACGGTGAACACGTTGTCGATTATAAAAATGGTCATTTGATAGACAGAGTACATTTACCTCTTAAGAGAAAAGCGAGTAAGTTTGCATCAGAAGAATGTGTAAAAAACCCAACTGCTTATAAAGATATTGTTATGAATGAGACTTCTATTAGAGAACTAGAATCGAAACCTGGTTTGTTTAATAGAACAATGGCAAAACTTACAGGAAAGAATTGTGCTAGACCACTTGTTACATCATCTGAACAACCAATTGATTTATCAATCACGGAAGAGTTATTAATAGAAAATACAAAGTTCTTAACAATAGAACATATATTAAGAGGACCAGAAGGATATGCTGATTATGCTTTATCTTATATTTTAAATGATAGGCTACTTATTGAAGAAGATTATTTAAACACTACATTTATAAAGTATAAGGATAAATTAGGAAATATAATAACAGATTACGGTGGAAAGATATTTACAAAGATGTTATTTGATTCAGTAAGAGAAAGAACACATAAGTTAATAGAATTAAATAACAATGTAACATTTGATTGTGAAGATATAGAAAATTCTGTTTTTCATGAAGAGTTTATAAGTATTGTAATTAGTAATATATAGACAAAAGATTATATATTTGTTCTAAAATAAAAGTGTTGTTGCTTTTATTTTTTTGTAATCAAAAACTTTTCTTTAGAACTGAATTCTAAAAAGGTGGAGGAGGAAAATAAAAAAATAATCCAAAGGAAATTTTCTACGAATTTTTCAAATTATTTAGAAAACAAAACTAAAAAAGAATTTTTACTCCGTCGAACTTTTAAAAACCGGAGGAGGAAAAATAAAGTTTTGAAAATCCGAAACCCCGGTTTATAAAAAATCTCAACACACACAATTCTTGTGTTTGGTGAAATGGAAAGTGATCATTTTTATAACCATTTTTAATCAGGAAATTTGGTATTATTTTATTTTATTTTTATATTTTTTGAAATATTTCGAAATAATTTCGAAAAATATATAAAGATATATTTCTTTATATAAAATGGAATGTCAATACTGTAATCAGATTTTAAAAACATCATCTTCATTAAAACAACATCAATTGACAGCAAAATATTGTCTTTCTAAACAAAATAAAGAACCAATAAAAGAATATTATTGCAATGCATGTAATACAGGTTTTACATTGAAATATTCATTACAAAAACATTTGCAAATATGTAAATCAAATACTCCTGAAATACATCAAATTTCTCAAGAACTTGATGTTGTTAAAAAAGACTTAGAATTGTCTCTTATTCGTGAAAAAGATAAAGATAAGATCATCTATGAACAAAAAAATATTATAAAGGAATTACAAACAGAGTATAAGAGGAATATGGAAATGCAGAACAAAGATTTACAAGATCGAATGCAGTCGATGGCTGAAAAGGCGATCGATAAACCTTCAACTCTCAATCAGAATACAATAAATCAGGTAATAAACAATTTATTGCCTATAACTACTGAACATCTGAATGACCAAGTTCAGTATTTAACTATTGATCATGTAAAGAATGGGGCAGTTGGATATGCAAAGTATGCTCTAGAACATCCGCTAAAAGATAGGTTGATATGCACAGATACTTCTCGTAAGAAAGGAAAGTATAAGGACTCAGATGGAAACATTGTGTCTGATCCAGAGATGTCTAGTATAACAAAAAAGTTATTTTTAGCTATTAAGGATCGTAACTCTGAATTAATAACCGAATACGTAAATGATTTAAAAGTTAAGCTTGACAGTTTTGGTTCTAATAATGAGATGACAAATGAAGAAACAATTGAAATGAGTGGAATGACAGATGATTTGATTGATCTGTTAACTTTTGCTTTTTCTCAAAAAAGACAGTCTACTGAAATTTCAGATGGATTAAAACCAGAACTTTTTCATCAATTCGTAAAAGAGATATCTACTGGTTCTTATCATTCAACCTAAAATTATCACTTTTTTATTTTTAATAATGTATTAAAATAAATGTAGTTCAAAAATGTATGTACTCTAGAAAATATTTTATCTAAATTTAATCAGGCCCGATTATGATTAAATTTATCAAATGCATTATGTAATTTGTTTTTTTACACAAGTTATTTAAATTATATTAGAAAATAAACTAATTAATTACCTAAAATTATATTTTATATATAAAAATATACTATAATTATAAATGAAGGTTTCTACTATTTTTATTATTATTATTATTATTATTATCACCCTCCTATTATTATATTTACTACTTTTAGTATTTTATGGATTTGTTGGGATTTTTAAATATAAAACTCCAAAAAAGAAACAGACAATTATTGTGTCATTATCTACTTTACCTAGCAGAGTAGGAAATTTAAAGAGAGTTTTAAATTCAATTTTTGAGAACGAAATTAAACCTGATATAGTATATGTAAATATAGCAAAATATTCAAACAGAGAAAAAAAAGAGTATTACATACCTGAAAATGTAAAAAAACTAAAAAATGTAAAAATCAATATTGCAGATCAAGATTATGGTCCTATAACAAAATTATATCCTACATTATTTGAAGAAACAAATCCTGAGGATATTATAATATGTATAGATGATGATAAGGAATATGATAAAAAGTTAATTGGTCATCTTGTAAGCGTATCAGATCTATATCCAAGTGAATGTGTGTGTATAACTGGATGGAGTTTTATAAATCTAGGATTTATTGCTTTACCTATAAGTTTACCGATAAATAATATTATAAAAAACGTTGATATATTACAGTGTTATAATGGAGTATTATATAAAAGGAAATTTTTTGATTCCGATTTTAAGGACGTGATAAATTGCAAAGAATGTTTTACAACAGACGATATATTAATATCTAAATATTTAAAGTATAAAAATATATCTATAAAATCAGTACCTTATAATTTTAAACACAAAGACATAGACAATAAAGGATTTAAATTAGGAAGTATAAATATGCAGAATAATAATTGGATAAAATGCATTAATAAAAAGATACCTGAAATTATGGAATCAAACAAGTTTACTTAATTTTAATTCTTTCAATTGGAGGAGTGTTAAGACACACATTAAGTTTACTTTTACATCCACGAAGTAATTTGTACACAATAATTAATAGAATAATAACTATTATTGATAAAAATATAATTAAAATATACATCCAAGTTTTTGTAGGTAAAACACATTTAACACACCAATTTTGTATTAAACTATTATGACTTTTTTGAGAACCAATTGAGAATCCTTCAATATTTATTTTTTTAATTGTATCCATGTGTGCAATATAAGCATCTGTTTGGACATCTATAGGGAATGTATTTTTTATTAGTTCTTTACATGCCGAATTTGAAACAATATAAAAATGTGTACCTATAAAGTGTGTATTTTGTTTTCTTGTTATGTGTGCACTTATAAAAAGGGAGTTAGGTTTTTTTAAAATTTCTTTTATTTTATCTTGAATTTCTTCTGTAATTTTTCTAAGTTCTAAATCACTTTCAGCAATAGCTATATAAGGTAAATTCTTTTCTATACACAATCTCCACAATTCATAATGGCTCATTGTACAGCCAATAGCTCCAAGGCTAGGCATACCAGAGCTTTGTTCGCGAATTGTTAAAATGTCATTATAAGAACGTATAGTTATTATTTTTTCCTCTAATAGAGAATTTAGAGAAAATTTACGACCATCAATGGCTTGAAAGTGGGTTATATTTTTAAAACCTACTTCACTTAAATTTTTCTCAAGTTTACTTTCGTAATTGAAACTTATGTAATATACTGGTATATTAAAAATATTAATCATTTATAATATATTACATAAAAATAATTAAACTTAAATATCATATTTTGTATTTTATATTTTACTATGATAAATGATAGTTTATAAGAAACTAAATAAATATATTTTATTTATATCAGGAATTATACTTATCACAATTTGTATTTATATTATAATAAGTTTCTCTATAATTTGTTGTAAGAAAAAAATTAAACATCGACAATCATCAGAAATGATGAAAAGATGGAAAAATCAAGTTCAATCTATTAGTGATGAAATTGATGATAAAGAATCATGTTCCTTATATTCTAATAATAAAGGTTATAGATTAGGTGATATGATTTCGAATAGTTGGAGATGGAAGAATGATGGACAAGCTTATCATTACAAACATTTTCCAAATTCTATTGCAACTGAATACATGAAAAAAACAAAAGAATATTATAATTATAATGTTCTATTTGATATTATTAGTGAAAGAACAAAATATACAAATGATCTTCCAGATAAAAACGATATTGTTGTACATTTAAGAACAGGAGATGTTATTGAGCAAAATCCAGATGACGTAATTACAATTCTTTCTACATATTCTTATATCGATAAAAATGAATGGTCTAATTATACTCCTCCATTAGAATATCTTTATAATAAAATTAGTAAAATAAATATAAACAAAATCCAAAAAATTATACTAGTCTCTGGAAGTCATAATTATAGTAAAACACCAAAAAGTTGTAAATATATTGAAATAGTAAAAAAATATTTTGAATATAAAGGTTATCAGGTAGAGTTAAGGCTTGGAATGAACTCAGATGATGATTTTATTTTTATGTGTAATGCTAGATATTTTGTGCCATCAACAAGTGGAGGATATACAAAATTAATAACAAATATCGTAAAAATGATGGGGAATCAAGTTCTTTAATTAATATACCACAAACCATGTTTTTTAAATCTTTCAATTTTTGGATTTAATCCTATAATCCAGTTATTATGAATCAATATAGGTATTTTATCACACTTTTCTCTTTCATTAAAATAACGATGTCCATTTGGATACGAAGCTGGGTCAAGAGTGCCAATATCTGAAATGGTTTCATTAATAACACCTTGATCATCCATTTTTCCAGGAGGTCTAGATAAAATTAGCTCATAAGCATTTTTCATTTTATCAGCTATTTTTAGAGATGGTGATATAAAAATAACACCTGAACAATGATGACCTTGTGCTGATTTTGCAAATGTTGTAGAATCAGATTGCATATAAATTTTTCTAGGAGGAAGATAAAAATAATTTTCTATAGGATTTTTTAACAATACTATATCGGTATCAAGATAAAATACAAAAAATCCTTCTCTTAATATAATCTCTATCGCTTTAACTTTTTGAGCAGTGATATTTCTAAATCCTTCTGTTCCAAACGAAGATTCATCTTCTAAATTAAAAGATATAAGATCGGTTCTAAATTGAATATTCTCTTTTTTTACACATTCAAGTGCGTTTTTGTCTAATGGAAATACAATTAGCAAGTCTTCTAACCCTTGTTGTCTAACGCTATGTAAAAAATTACGCCATTCGTCGCATAAACCAGATGTGAAAAAATTCAATATACGACATCTGGATCTAAGAGATCTGTATAACCAATATCCAAGTGATATCATTTTTAAGTCTGGTTGAAAAGAACTATCGTCAAAATTTAATTTATTTGCATCTTTCCAACTGTCTAACACAACAACTCCTTCAAATTGTGAATGAAGAGATTCAAGTGGACCTTTTCTTACTATCGGACGAACACCCAATCCATATGTTTCATAGAAACGATGTGTATCCAAACCATTTCCTTCCGGGCATAAAGAATAGATATAATTTTGAGTTTTTATGATTGTTTCTTTCTGACTTAATTTATTAGGCCAAAAATCAACATGAGGTGAGTGTGAAAGATTACGAATCATATTTTCTCGATCATCACGATAACCAGAACTTGGTTTTGGATAAGTACTAAAGTGAGAATTGCTAAGTATTTTCTTTTGTTTATCTTTTTGTTTATCTTTTTGAATATTTTGCATAGCATGATCTATAAACTGTTTGGATAATTCTTTATTTTTAAACATTTTGGATTCTAGACCAATAGGCCATATGAATAATTTTGAGTGTTTATTATCGTTCCAATCTTCGGACAAGCAAACAGCAATATTAGGATTGTCTAAAAAGTTATTAATATTTTTAGCACTTTTGTCAGAAGATGAGTAAGGATCATCAAGTATAACTAAAATAGTATTAGTTAGTAAATTTTTAAAATTTTTAACTTCATTTGATAGATTTTCAACTAAAATTAACTTTATAAACTCAGAATCGAGTTTATTAAAATAATAATGAGCATTATACCTTGTAATGACAGGATAATTTAAATTATTATCACTAAAAAAACCATTAAAATTTTCTGTATTATTCTTCTTAAAACTACTATTCTTAAAAGAATGATATATTATGTAAATAAGAAAAGATATAGAAAAAAATATTAAAAGTATAACTCCTATTTTCTTTAGCATTTTTATTATAATAATTATTAAAAATAATTTTGTATATTTTTTAAATATACAAACACATATTTATTCGTTTTCTAATGCTCTTCGAACAGGTCCTAATCGCTCTGAGTCAAGAGTACTTCGAAGAGTTGAATAAGGAGAGAAGTCAGTTCCGTTAATTAGCGCAGACATCACGCTTGCTGAAAAACCAGAAATTAATGCAGTTCCATTGTCAGTTACAGAAACAGGAAAATCTGTGCTAGAACCACAAACATTCCAGAAAATTATTTGTGGTTGAATGTATCCTGATTCCGCGTACTTAGTCTTAATAACCTGAAAGTTTGTCATATGTGATCTATCAGCGCTATCAAACTGCATGTCTGAAATAATAAATAAACGCTTAGGCATATCTTCTTGAGACAACTTATGTATCTTAGCTTGATTTAGTATAAGATCGAATGTTGCTTGCAAATTTGTTGATCCTCCCCACGATGAGCTAGTAAGTTTTAACCAACGATCGTAAAGAGTTCCATCCTTAACTACATGAAAACTTGGTTTATCATGAAAAGTTATTATATGATTATGAAAAATTCCCTTTACATTATTTGCTCCTAGCAAAGATAACCCTACAGCAACATCCATTGGACAAAAAGATAATCTTTGATCAGAACTCCAACTTAGCATGCTTGTACTAACATCGCATACAAATAATGAGTCTTGAAGACTTCCTAGTTTATTAACTTCACCTTCAAGGACTTTCCACTGAGCTTCGCAAACAGTGTCAGATCTATGTTTTGTTCGAATCTCCTGCATTAATTCGTGTGGATATAGTTGTTTTCCATTTACTTTTACTTCACCATTTTGGAGCTTTGTCTTCCAAGCTAAAAATTCTTCAGGTGCATTCTTTTCAAAAGCCTTTTTCAATCGCTTCATTGCGCAAGAAGGAACTTTGCTATAATCAATTTCATCCCACTTCTTATCGCACATATATGTTTCAACAATATGTAGATATTGTCGGAGTGGTGTTGTATAAGCTTTGCGATAAGTCTTTGATGTAATACCCATAACTGTGGTAAGAGTATTAACAACACCATACTTCTTGTCATACGAGTCTTTCTCGGTTGGCGCCCACTTTGCACAAATACTGATAGGATTTCCATCATGCATTTGAAGACGATCATTTACTAGCTGATTACCTAGAATTTTTACAAATGTAATTTGGAGATCTCGTAATCTAGAAATATCTTTAATAGTAGAACAATAATTTTGTTCTAAATAGTTAGCATCTTTTAGATCTAATACACCAGGCCACAACTCCATCAAATCATCCCATCTACCATATTCTGAGATAAGCGGAGCAACAAGATTAAATTGTTCAGGATAGTTGAGAAAAAGCCATACAAGTGAACGTCGTCCTAATTCACGCTCACCTTTACCACCTCTGCAATCACGAATGTGAAAAGCCAATAAAAATGCATCAATAATATTTTCCTGAGCTGATTCGCGTAGATATTCATATAGACGAGGAGCATTCAGTCCTCGGACTGATTTAAAAAACAATCCGATCCGACCGCTTGTGTTTCCAGTTATATCCGGTGACGATAAAGAAACTGCTCCATTCCATGTCTTGGCACAAGAGGCCATTGCTGTAGCGAAATTAGATGTCATTTGTTAAATTAAACAAATCTCTCTTTAAATGTGATTTTTATTCTTTAACCACAAAGTGTTTAGATAATTCTTCTAATAAAAGTTTTTTCTTTTTTTCTTTCTCATACTTTTTAATTTGTATTGATAAATCTTTACAACGTTCGGTAAGGAAATCTACTTCATCTTGAAGTTGTGAATTTTCTGATTCAAGTCTATCTTTTTCATCAATCATATGATCTAGTTTTGTTTCATAATCTAAAGCCTTATCTAGCCATTTTTGTGCCTTGTCTTTCATAGATTCATATTTATCACGGCTTACTGTTTTGCTCATTTTATACTTTTACATACAAATTCTTTAACTCAATAAAAATAATATATAAAATTTATAATAAAAAAATTAAATATATAATAATAATAAGAATGATTCCGATTTTTAGTATAGATAAAGATGAATATCCTACATCTACAAAATGCGAAGAATATATGCAAAAAAAATTTGAACAAGTTAGCTATCCACAGATAGAATATAAAATTATGGAAAAATTAGGAGGAGGAAAATCAGGTGCTATAATAACTATAGCTAAACACATAGACACAAATAAAAACGCTATTCTTAAAATATATCAATCAGAAATATATAATCCATCAGAAACAGATACTAGACCTTTAAGAGAAATTTATACGGCGTGTGTTATGTCAGGAACTGAAGGATTTCCAACAGTATATGATTTTGGAAAATTAATTGATACTAATGGAGATAGACGTGAACATCTTTATTTAATATCTGAAATTGTTTCTGGTAAAGCTATGAGTATTATAGATATGAAACAATTTAATACAGAGCAAATGGCATCTATTTTATTGCAATTACTTAATCTTCTTTTTGTAGCTAGAGATAAATTAGGTGTATTTATTCATAACGATCTGCATCCTGACAATATTTTTATAGATGAAAAAAAATGTTATTTAGGTAAAATAGATTTTAGAAATAGTATAAAATTTATGTCTGCTTGTCCAAAAGTAAGTATCATTGATTTTGATTTGGCTATTTCTGAGAAGTATCCAAAAAATCACAATGATCGTGCAAAATTTAATGGAGTAATTCTTCCAGCTGCTGTTCTTGAGTGGCTAAGTAAGTGTTTTAATTTAAAATACATACCCAAAATTATTAAAAAATCATCTGTTGCAACAACAGAAGATCTTCAATTATGGAACGTGTATTATATGGCACTTTCAGCTTTACAATTAGAAAAAGAATCCAAACATATTATTACAGATTATGAGATGGAAAAAATAATCACAGAATCCAAGATGTGTAAAAATCTTGATCAATGTCTTACACATCCTTATATTGTTGACAACATGAATTTCAAGCGAACAATGAACCGTCAAGGAGATACTGCATTTTTATCATCAGACATGCATTCTACAAAATTAGATGAAAATTTAGATTTAATAATTGATACAATGCTTAGTTCTCTTGGAATGGAAGCAATAGGTAAATCTTTTTTAGAATCTTATCGACAATTAAACGAAGAACACCTTAGAATTTATGGAACAAATGTTCCGTATAATAAAGTGATACTTCAACTTTCATTATCTGTAGTTTCCCAAAAAAGTCAAGTTTTAAATATAGATTCTTGTATATCAGGCCGACTTGGTAATCTTGATGTATATGTAATATTACCAGATAAAATAAATATACAATTATTCTTGTATGATAAGAAAGTTAAAGTGATATTTGTTCCAAAAGGTTTAAAAATATTAAACGTGACTCATTCAAAAACTGTTTTATCTTATTTGGAAACTATTCTAACCCGTACCTTACTGTATATAACAAATCCAATTATTTATGATGTAATTATTTCTCCAAGTGAAAAATCAACAGATCTTAAAATAAATTTTTGGACGACAATTGTTGGTAAAAGACAATATCAAACTGAATTAAAAACCGATGTTGATATAGAACTTAAAGATCAACTAGAGAATATAATTAAATGTTTATTACCAAATTTATTTAAAAATAAAGATATTTTTGAAACAGACGTTGTATTTCAGGCATTATCTGATGAATTAGTTGGACAATCTATACATGGAAATTGGAGAGATATTGTAGAAGAAATAGTTAAATATTCAAAAAAACAGAATCAAGAAAGTGTTGATATGCTATCAAGTATGTTGTCCAAAAGTTCTTTAAATTAACTGGTTTAGTTAAATAAATTTTTTTAAAAGATCATGTATTTTATATAAATGAAAGTATTTGTAGTACATTATAAAAACTAGTAAAAAGAAAGTGCTCGCTGAATAGTTTAAAAATAGTAAATTAAAAATAATTTATAAATTCAACTTTTATAAATTAAAGTAATATGACAGATCAATTACCTCACATAGAATGGAAAGAACCCCTTAAATCAATTCGTATTGTAAAAACAAATGGTAATGTTCTTGATGTAGAGGTTGGAAATATTATCAGTATATGTAAATCTTCATCAAAACCTAACGCATTTTTTAAGATTGACCAGTTCTTCGGTAGTGCATCTGAAATTGGACCGACATGTTTTGCATATAGAGAAATTGACATTGTAAAAAAAGAGTTTGTTGAAACACAATTCTCTTTAAAGACTGGAGGAAAAAGATATATTATATGTTATCCATCCGGAATAACAAAGTACGGGTTTCATTTGTCAAATGAAGAATGGTGTTCTATTGCCATTTGCAAATCAGATCCAATGTTATAAAAATTTTATAGATTAACTTACTTTGCACAAGTTGAAGTACCCAAATCGTGAGATTGAGTTACGTTATAACCTCGAAGACGTAGAGCCTCGTAAATATCATCGGCCATTAGTGTCTTTGTATTATGTTCTGAATTAACAACTAGAGCAGCTACAATAATATCTGATAAATAATCAGATACAATACAACGAATGTTATTATAACAATCTTCCGAAAGACTTTTTACACCTGCACGACGAGCAAGACGAGTGATAGATGGTTTTGTAATGTGTTCCATTTTTCTATTTGAATAGTTAAGCTTTAAGTCTTTAATACTAACCTCAATAGATTAAATTGATGACTTAAAAGGGAGATGAAAGATCATTAAATAAAAATGGAAGCCCAAAAAGTTGTAATGAAAAAGAAGAAGACTCGTTTTTTTGAAACGTATATTTCTAAAGTTCTAAAGCGAATTTCTGATACAAATGGAATTACCTCGAATTCTAAACAACAACTTAATAGCGCACTTTGTTTAATATGTCGAATGATCTCAACTACTGTTATTACTTTAACTGAAATAGCTAAGAAGAAAACTATGTCGGAAAAGGAAATCAAAAATGCCCTTCTTATTGTTTTGCCTTCCAAGTTGGCCGCAGAAGCTATAATTGAAGGTCAAAAAGCTGTTCTAAGTTTTGGGAATGTAGATAATTTGAAGGGAACTAGCAGACAGGAAAAAGCAGGAATTATATTTTCACCTGCTATTGCTGAAAAATTTCTTAGAAATTTTGGATATTCTAAGGTTATGGTTACTAGCAATGCTCCTATTTATTTAGCAGGAGCTCTTGAATATATTACTTCAGAAGTTCTTGTGAACGCTTCCAAGTCTGCAAATATAAATAAGAGAATTAGAATTAATATTCGTGATCTAGAGATGGGAGTTCGTAAAGATGAAGAGTTGAATACATTTTTTACTAATAATTGTATTTCATTTCTTGGAGGAGGTGTTACTCCATTTATTCATCCATCTCTCCTTCTTAAGAAAAACCGTGTTAAAAAGCGAGTAAACAAGGTTGTTGTCAAAGAAGGTGAAAAGAAAAAGCATCGATTTAGACCTGGAACTGTATCTCTTCGTGAAATTCGCCGTTTTCAAAAGATGAGTAATTGTGTTACTTTTGCAAAGTTACCATTTGAGAAATTGGTGAGGCAGATAGTTTCTACTCATAATATTGGATCAATGAAAATTAGTAAGGAAGTTTTCATTGTTCTTCAATATTTTGTTGAACAACAAGTTACATCTCTTCTTCGGAATGCGAATTTTGCTGCCATTCATGCAGGACGTGTAAAGTTGATACCTATTGATATTGATTTTGTTCGAGCTATCTCAACCGGAATTTGTAATCCTTACCAAAAAAATATTGTTCAAGATTCCGAAACATTTGAAGAAACTTGTAAAGATGAAGTAGAAGATGAAGTAGAAGATGAAGATGAAGATGAGTAAGTTATAGTAAGTGATTTTTCGAGATATTTAATCATAATCATTTAGACTGATTATGATTTATAATCGAGCAATTTTTTAAAATTTGAGTTCTATCCATTTTTGATATAAAATAAAAATTTTATAAACATTTGGAGACTTTTAAAATCAACTTAAAAGCACCTGATCATTCTAAAAAATGTCATCAGAAAACACTGATGTAAGCCAAGATAAAAAAAGTGATTCTATTAAACTTAGACCAGAACCTAGTCATATTATGACTGGGGATTACGCAGCTTTTATGGAAACAAACGGAAAGGAGTTTGAAAGTTGGTATTATTTTATACGACGTGAGGGAAATGAGGAAGCGTTAAAGCATCTCCAAGAGCAACTTGAGAAGATAGATTGGTTTATTCTTGATGACCTTAGTACATTTGATTTAGATCTAGATCACTATGTTAGTGCTGCTACAGCTAAACAAATGACTAAGCTTGAGCTAAATTCTTACGCTTTTCACAGAAAGTTTGACGGAAAATTACAAAAGATTAATTTTAATTTCAAAAAGAAAGATACTCGTGACAATGAGCGCGGCAATGAAAGAATGATTTGTAAAGTTTTTGATTTGCTTGGATATGGACAGATAGAAGATTATATAAGTGATGAAGATTTAGATGAAGAAGACCTAACTGATAACGAATATTCTGATTCAGAAACTGATGAAGACACAGAGGATGAATCAGATTCTGAATCAAGTGAAGATAATAAGATATCTGAAAAACCTACAGGTAAGAAAGGGCTTCCACCTTCATTACTAAAAAATGATCATCTTCCACGATTTGCCAAACGAAAACAACGTGGTAAGTGTTGATTTAATATTACCTACATTTAAAGTATTTTGAGAATACTTTCTCAAAATATATAAGATTGATCACTCGATATTTGTAATGATTTTATCAAATCTCTATCTTTTTTTCTTCCACTTTAGTAAAAAACAAAATAAAACAATTAGTAACAAAAATACTAAAGAAACTATTAGAATATATAATATATTTATTTTATCAACATGTTTAGTATTTTGATCACTTGCTATTTGTAATATGTTAAATGGACGACCATTGTTTTTTGAAATAACAAGATCATTGCAATATACAACACAATTTTGAAGACTTAATAAATCTTTGTGTGGATCAGAATCATATAAATTCGGAATATCATCTATCCAGGGTAGACAACGGCCATTTACGCATTTAAATTTTATATCTTCACTTGTCATTACAAAAATGGGTGAAATAAAAGATTGACTCCATTCAGGAGATGAAGATGGGGGTGATGAGTTAAAACTAGGAAATATATTATCTCCTATTTTGTGAAAATAAAGAGGTTTTGTATTTGGAACTGGTTGAATGTATGTAGTAAAGTATATACAATCATCTTTAATATTATAAGGATCATACATTAAATACAAATCATTTGTATTGTATGGAAAATCAATATTTTTTTTTGCACAAAAAATTTTCATACCTACAGGTATTGGCCTAAAACTCGGTGAAACAGCATAAAAAGAATCAGCTAAAAACCATTTACTATCTTTTTTTTTATCTGGTATACAATCAAATTCTATAAGACCATTTTTCATCGATTTTTTAGGTCCACCAATATATCCTAAAAACGTTTGTGTTTCTATGTCAATATAATGCCAAATACAATATGGTATGATTACATCATCGTTCATTTATATATTGTATTTTTTTGTTCTAGAATTTAATTCCATTTCTTGTCAACTCCTTTTCTATGAATCCTTTAATATCTTCTAATTTTATAGTGTGTGGTACTTCAATTAAAACTATTCCATTTTCTCTACATATCCTTCTTTTCATATCATCTCTATACTTTTGATTTAAAAAAGCTTCTTTGTTTTTATGAAAAAATGGTATATATTCATAATGCTGAATACCATTATATTCTAACGCAATTTTAAGTTCTGGATCAAAACAATCAAGTTCTAAATTAAAGTCTCCACCTGTTACAGGGTTTCGCAAAAAATTTGGACGATCCTTATCAAATTTTCTGTTGAACAAGAACTGTAATACACGTCTACATTCTGCTTCACCTTTGCTTTCACGTGGAGGACCGCGAAAACTCTTATTTTGTCCTATAGGTGAGTAATATTGTCGATGTCTTGACCATGTTCCTTTTTTACCTGTAATCTTTCTATATAATCCAAAAAGTATTAGAAATGATAATGAAATCCCAAGTATTATTTCAAAACCATGTGAGTTCCATTTATCTTTAATTTTGGATAACATTTATTTATAGTATATAAAGTTAATTCTTGCTTTGTCAATTAAAAATAAAATTATCATAATGTACTAAAATTTCTGTATTACATAATGGACATGCTTGTTTGTATTTACCCCACTCATTAATGCATTTTGGATGATAAATATGTCCACAATTTAATACTGACACATTTTCCGTCTGATCGTAAACATCTGTACATATAGAACACATATCATATTTTTTATTTGTGCTATTGTAAGGTTGAGAAGTAATATCAAGTTTTATTTCGTTCTGTCGAATAAGATTATGATCATTCTCACTATTTTGTATAGCGATTTGAATTGGATCTAATATATTAAAAATTGGTTCTAAAATAACTATCATATTCATTATTGCAAATAATGCGTCTGATGATCTGTCAATATCTATTACCTGATCTAATATAGTTTCTTCAAAATATTCTTCCTCGTGTACATGAAATCGAATGTTTGATGACATTTTATTTATATAGAATCAAATTTCTTAACTCATTTTCAATAAAATGGACTATGATTCCATCCTAGCTCCTCAAACAACTCTTTGCAAATTTCGTCATGAAAGAATTTTCTGTCAATAGTCTTGAGTATTATAAACTCTTCTTTTTTACATGAATGACGATGTCTACTAAGTAATTGAAACAATACATATTGAGTATTAATAAAATTTTTCCTGTTAATATTTTTAAATCTTTTATCGTATATATCAGTGAGAACGTCAAAGTCATCAAGCAATTGTTCTTCTAAATATGAAATATCATCAGGTTTAATATCAGTAAAATTATAATGTATTAAATGAACATTCTCGTAGTGTTTAGAATAACCAAGCTCTTTGAGAAAAATAAGAACGTGATTCTTCGTGATATTACGGAATCTTTCTTGTTTAGGAGTATTTTTATCACCATTTAGTAGATAGTGTAGTTCAAATTGGACTTCAAGATCGTCGTATATTTTTTGATTAATAGTACTATTTTGTTTTCCTTGATATTGGTTAATACAATCACGAAAATGAACTTTTCTATCGTAAGTATATTTACTTGAAATATTAACTCGGTCAATATCAGTATATGAAGAATTATGTTTCATTACAATTTGTCGAGCATAACACTTAGTGCATATGTAAGTATTTCCATCTACAATATCAAAATCTTTTTTATTAGAACAATTCTGACAAATAATTTTTTGTGGTATAGTCTTTTCAAAATCAATATCAACGTATTTAGATGCAGCATCTAAGTAATTATCTATTATTTCTCGTTTTTCCTTATCATTTTTAAGTAGTTTTCCCATAAAACTTACTTTAATAGGTTTTTTTAATATTTCTTTGTATTTTTCTATAAAAATTATAGTTTCCATAATATAAAAATGATGATTTTTATGTATTTTTAAATCGTTTATATAATTTGCTAGATCATCCCTTGCTTTTTTAACACTAATTAATAGTCTACGACGAAGATTTTCATTTTTTAATGATTCCTCTAATTCCTGTAGCTTCTCCAGATGTTCTGGTAGTTTTGAGAACTCTTCCTCAAATTTATTACGTATGTTGGCATCTATACTTAAAATATCTAGTTCAGTCATAGACTTTACTCTTTCAGACGTTTCATTTAAACTCGCATTTGACATTTTATTTAATATTTAAAGTGTATAAATTTTTCATTTTTGCAAAAAAAAAATATCTTGTGCTAATATAAATAATGTCATCGATCACAACGTCAAATGTAACATCTGGCTTTATTGATCTTGCTACTTTTGATGAGATTGAGAAGTATCTCTACGGCGGTCACGATGCAACTGCATATTTCGTCCGTGAGACGAGGAAGGCCACTTGGTTTACCCAAGTTCCTG